AACCGGGCCGTCATTTGGATTTCGTCTGCCATAGTGTGTGTTTTTTAAAGGTTACTCAGAAGAACGGGTAAATGAGTGTGTCGTAAGGTGCGAAAGTCCATGCGATGACCTGCTCGACCTGATTGGTTTTAGTTATCAGGCTTGTCGAGTAGTTTGTCTGTTTCCAGCCCCAGACTGTGCCGTAGGGGGCTAATACTTGCCCCGTGGCTGGATCGGTCGGAACTCTAGGAAGCATTTGTTGCACAGAAAACGGCAGGTTCCAATTCTGAACAAAGGATTGCGGCGTGTAGACAGGCGGGATTCCGTTGGGAACTTGAGGCAGGCCTAGGTTGCCGCTGAAGGTGGCTATCCTGGTCAGACTAACTCGAGCAATCGGGAACGTGTCCTGGCCGCGGTAGAGCATTTGCCAGACTTTGTTGGCCATTGGGAAAGTCGTCGGGTTTCCCAGGTTAGTCTCGCTCTGAGATAGAAGCTCACCGTTCTTTGCCGCCGTCTCGATGACGGTCTTGTAGAGGTTTGGGTTGCCCGTGCTGTTGGCCTCCTTGTCGACTGCCGGCAGGGCAAACACCGACACATCGAGGTAGTCGGTGCGGAACTCGTAGCGGATGTCGGCCAGTTCACCTACCTGCGGGATGCTTTGATCTTGTATTTCAAGGCCTGGGTCGTAGGAGTTGCCGCCGATTGTGACGGTGGCCTCGGAATACGGGCCGTCCTCGCGGATGCTGTACTTGGCGCCTAGCGCCACCCATTGGGCCGATGCGATGCGGAGGGTATCCTTGTCGCCGCGGAACGTTAGCTGGACCACCCGGCCGTTGCCGTTGTTGTCGTAGGCGCGGCTGACCTCGATGTAATCGTAGGCAAACGGCGATGGAATTGGTGTTCCTTGGAGTGTTGCCATGTTATTCGACAGCCTGAGCTGTTCTGCCAGTGTTTACTCGGATCGCACGGGTCTCGTTGGTCTGGATCTTGATTTGACCCACCAGGGTGTTAACCCATCCAGGAGGCGCTTCCGTTGAGAACATTGAGGTCTCGCGTTTAACTCTGCTGTCTATCGTGCCGATGGTGCCGCGTTGGATCGGTAATGCCTCGAAACTTCTGTTAACGTCCTGAGGTGAAGCAAACGCTTCTTGAAAGCTGGCTTTTAAAATTGATCCCTTGCCTCCTAGTGTTTGGAAAAAGCCAGTTAATCCATCTTCCATTGTTGCAGCATCTTTAGCAGCCCGCTCAACTGCGTCTGCAAAGAAGTTGATCTCAGGAACTGCTGAAAGAATAATTGTGCGCTTTATCTCGTCGAATCGATCAGCCAATTTTCCAATAGAATCGATCTGCTCTTTTGAGATCAGATTGATTGGACCGATCTCCTTGATCTTGGCCATTGCACCCGCGGCCTTGAATGCCTTCTCGCCGAGGATCGCAATCATAGCCGCCTGTGTCTGAGCACTGCTGCCTGCATCCTTGTGAGCCTGACCCATTCTTGAGATTAGGTCGATGTTCGAGATGCTCTTGTCGTTAAGTTCAGCGACTGAAAAGCCAAGCGCTTTGAAGTATTCCCGGGCTTTGCCTCCTTCCTCAATAGCCTTAAGACGCTCCTGGCCGACTGCTGTGATCGACTTGGCCATGGACTCGAAGGAAACACCCGTCTGGCCTGCCAGCACCTGCAGGCGCTGCACGTCGTCGGTGCTGATGTTGAGTTGCTCGGACAAGTCCCCAATGGCGTCGACTGTCTCGACCACCTTCGAGACAAAAGAGCCAATGGCAGCAACAGACAGCGCAGCGCCTAACTGCATACCAACAGATGATCGGAACTTGTCGGTCACGCTGGAGGCTCGTTTAAGGCCGCTTTCGTAGGCCGAACCGTCAAGGCCGAGCTTTGCGATGAGTGAGAAAATGGCCATTTGTTAGTTCCTTACTGTCTCCCGTTCTTGACCCAGGCGCCAGAGGGCATCGTTCTTATCGTTCCACAGCTCGACCTGACCGTGCATTTCGGCGTTGGTCAGGAAGAACCTTTCGGCATCGGTCACCGGCATATTTAGAACCGTCTCCTCGGTAAATCCAATGTCGACCAAGCCAACCAGCAGCCTTTCGGGCCAGGGCATGGCGGCCTCCCTGGATCCTGCACCCGGCTGCCGTAGAACCTCGGGACAGTCGGATTTGTCGCCGATCCACTCCTGGAGGATTTGACATTCCTTGACCAGGTCGGACTTGCTGACCTTCTTGCGCATCAGCCGGAGCGGCAGCCACCGGAACACCGAGGCCATGGTCTTGATCGACTCCTCGGCAGATTGGCTGCACACGACAACAGCCTCGACCAGGTCGTTAGCGCTGGCCCGGCCTCCGGTGACGAAGGGCGATCCCAGGCGGTGCAACAGGATGGCGTGGCCGACAGTAAAGGGCACCATGCGGAGCCCGATCACCATCGGACAGGCCTTGGCTGTTGCGCTTAGGATGGCGGCCAGGCTGCTCACACGTTCAGGGCGACAGCGGCAGCGGTGGTCAGGTTCTTGAATCTCTTCACGGTGATCGAGACCATAGCCTTGCCGCTCTGGGTCATTTTGACCGAACCACCGCCGGCATAGATGAACCGGCCGCTGTTTAGCACGTCGGCTACACCCATCATCTTAATCACTGGAGCGCCGGTGATTGAAACCGTTCCATTGACCGGAGCCAGTGAACAGAAGGCCAGGGCGGCGGCTGCATTGGCGCCCGAGGGAATCATGTTCAGGTTCAGGGTCACTCGTTCGTTGTAGCCGATGTGACCCACCACTTCTCCACCACTGTTGCGAACCTCCTCGGTGTCGGATTCGTGAGTCAGGTCGTAACTCTCAATCGAAGCCAGGGCGGTGAAAACTGCGGTTGCGTTGTCTGTGTCGAACATCGTCACCGAAGCCGGTGAACCGAATTGGTATGCAAGTCCTTGTGAATTAGCCATTCGTGTGGGTGGTTAGATGGTTGCCGAACAAAAGAGCGTGAACGTCCTGGTGAACGTCCTGGACCGATTAGAGATTGAGGATGCCCCAAAGTCCAGAGGGGCGGCAAATTGCGCCGTAAAGGGGCCGCTGGCGTCGTTTGATGGCGCGTTAAGGGCAGAGGCCCCGGTGTCGTCGAACAGCGGCAGGATCCGGTTGTCGAGCACCTGGACGGTGGTCAGCACAGCAGCCTCGTCGGTGTCGTCGGCAGATAGCTGCAGCTCGACGGCGATCTCGATCTCACAGGTCAGATCGGTGCGCTGCATTGGCCTGGCTGAATTGGTCGAGACAACCAGGCGCGGGAAGTTGGGCATGACGTCCTGGTCGTCGGGGTCGTCGTAGAGGCCGCGGCTGTAGGACGTAAGGCAGGTGGGCGTGCCGGCGCCGGAGGCTGACCAGTTGGCGGCCGCCAGGTAGTCGGCGACTGCAAGCTCTGCTCTTAGGGCGGCGGCGTTCATTTGATTGTGATCCCGTTGTCTTCCAGAACCTTACCGTTTGCCAGGAGGGCCTCGGTCATGTGGTTGATCATCTCGGTCGTCTCGTCGTCCATGGCCTTCTGCATTGCCTCGTTGTAGATTTGCGCCACTCGGTTGTACTGGTTGTCTGCCACACCTGTACGCATCGAAACGAAAGCGGTGGGATTAAATCCAGGAACCGCCTGAAATCCATGTGCAACAGTGCCTTTGTGAATGGCTATGTTTTCCTCTTGTAAACCGTACTGATTAGCCACGGCAACAAGGGCTGCGTTTGGTTTCTTTTTTGCCCTGTATCCTGGGGGTTTGACTAATGGCACCCACTTGGGGGCGGAGTATTGGCTGAATCCACGGTTGTAGATGCGGATTGATTTCACCACCGCGCTGCGAAGATATCCAACAGATCCAATGGACTTCTTCATCAACGCCGAGGCTGCCGCCTTCATTCTTTTTCCGTAAAGACCATGGCCTCCGTTTAGGTTTGCTGTTGGGTTTTTAGCGGCTTTTGCTTGAACGATAAGGTGGACTCTCCTGAGAATTCTTGAGGTTCCAACACGTTTTCCGGTCTTCTTAGACTTGCGGTTGATGTCACCGACAGGCGTCCCCAGGTAGTCGGCGATCCTGCGGCGCTCCTGGCCCGGGCTCTTGGGCGGCACCAGGACGAACAGTCTCACCATCAAATAGAAGAACCGGCTGTTTATGGCCTTATGCAAATCGCGCGATGTCGTCAGCAGATACTGCTTCATCGCAAGGTCGAACTTGCCGCTGTCGACCGTCATGTTGACTCCGAATTTCACTTGGTCTTGGCCCCCAGCTCGAGGTTGTAGTAGGCGCCGGAGGCATCCACGCGGCAGGACAGGATGCGGAGGGTGCGTCCCTGGTAGACCAGAGTCCTACCGACCACCGGCCTCGGCTTGCAGAAGGTCAGGGCGATGCGGTCGCTGTTCTCCTGGAGGATGAACAGGCCGTCTTCTTTGAGCAGCCGGGAAAAGGTCGTGCCCTGGTCGAGCGTGTAGAGCGTTGAGTCCATCGAGACCAGGGTGCTGTCGCAGGTTTTCCAGTCGCTGAACATGACCAGAATCCTAGAGGTCACGTTGTCCTGGAACCCACCGGAGATGGGCACGTTGGCATCGTTGACGGCAGCCGGGATGCACCGGATCGACGTCCCTTCCCAGATGAACATCGGCGCCCCCAGCATTTGCTGGAGCACCGCCATGCCCTGCTGGAGACTGGATCCGATGGTGGTCATCAGGTGGTGAAGTAGGTGCCGGAGACTATCAGGCGGCTGGTGGCCTGGAGATTGGCGGCCAAACTGGTGGCAGCTCCTGTCTCGAAGTGCGACAGCTCGAGGTAGCTAGTGCCGGCGATTAGCCTGGCGATGATGGCGGTCTTGGCCTGGTTGGTGGCATTGGTCAGCCACACCGCGGCGGCGGCCTCGTAGGTCACAGCATCGGGTAGCGACAGGCGGAGGTTGCCCGTGGCGGATCCGGTCACCGAGTTGACGGTGACGTCCACGGTGAAGGTGGTCACACATCCGATGGTGGTGTGTCTGGCGGTGTTGATGGTTATGGTGAAGGTGCGGCCACCGCCGGAGTCGATGAGAGTCGGCACCCAGGTCGTCGGTGTTACCAACGGCAGGGCAGCATACAGCTCGTCGAAGTTGTCGTTTATCTTCTCGCCGGCGCCGCGGAGGGTGTCCCCGGTGTTGTCGTTGGCGATGGTGCCGATGTTGATCGTTTGCTGGGCCATAGTTTTATTTCTTGGGTAGGACGTACCAGCCGGCCGGGAGGGTCACCCGGGAAGGCCCGACCAGCTTCTTGTCGGCATCGAAAGCATAGACGCTGGCCTGAACAGGCTTGGCCAGCATCACCGGATCACCGCTTGGCACCAGGACCACCTTGGTCATCTGGCAACCCAGGCAGGTCAGCAATGCGGCCATCCAGATCGCTCTTGAGGGCCTCGGGAGCTTTGCCATGTTGCACATCGGTGGGTGGTGTTTCGCGGAGCCAATCCAACAGAGCTTTTAGGATCTGGTAGATCCAATTCACGGCTTCGGCTCGGTAACTTCCTTGGCATCCTTGGCCCAGATCAGGCCGATACCAGCAGTCACGGCAGCGATGGTCGAGGCGATGTCGATGTTGGTACTGGGATCACCGTCGAAGGCAGCCCGAAGGGCCCCACCAACAGCGACCAGAATGGCACCAACACCAGCGAGAGTTGTTTTCGTGTTTTTCATTTAGAGCGGAATAATCGATATGCTCCGTAACAGGCGCAAACTAAGCCAATCAGCGCGGTGATAAGCTGAACCCAGTCGGTAAGCCACGGAATAAACGAAACAGCGGTGGCACCTGCCGCTGCTGCTAGGCTGAGTCCAGGGCTGGTGCTGCTGTTCGTTGGTTCCATTACTCGGATTTAGGCT